AGACGATTATCAAGATGGAGTTCTTCGTACTCAACTAAATTCAAAACCACCATCAAATAATAATAATTAGGAGAAAATAAACATGGCAAATATAATACCGTTTTCATTTAGAGGAGCACTTTTTTCAGGACAACATGATTTAGCTTCAGGTGGAAATACTTTTAAACTATCTATGTATACGGCTAACCCCTATACAACAGCAAGTACAGTTTATGTTGCAACTAGTGAAGTAAGTACAGGAGGTAGTTCTAACTACTCTATTAAAACTTTAGCAAACCAAGCAGTGGCAAGTACAACGGCCGTCGCTTCAGTAGACTTTGATAATGTAACTTGGACTTCAGCAACTTTTACTGCAGCTTTTGCTGCTATTTATAATAGTACAACAGTTGATGGATTAGCAAATAGACTAGTAGTAGTTTTAGATTTTGGTGGCGACAAAACAGCAACGAATGGTGATTTCACTCTCGCGTTCCCCGATGCAGCAACACCGGCTAATGCTATCATAAGTATGGCTTAAGGAAAAAAATTATGGCTTTAGTAATAAACGACAGAGTTAAAGTAAATAGTACTACAACAGGTACTGGTACGTTTGTATTAGGAGCAACTCAAACTGGTTTTGAATCTTTTGCAACAGGAATTGGAAATAACAATACAACTTATTATACAATTTTTAATCAAGGGACTTCAGAATGGGAAGTTGGACTTGGAACTTTAGATGCAACAAGTGCAAATTTGGCTAGAACTACAATTCTTTCAAGTTCTAATTCTGATAGTGTTGTTACTTTTACAGGTGGAATAAAAGATGTATTCTGTACATTACCAGCAAGTAAAGCTGTCTACCTAGATGCAGCTGGAGCAGCAGTAGGTGTAGAAGGAGGTAATATTTCTACGCTTGGAGATACTTTTTCTAACTATAACGATATTAATACAAATACAACAACTACATTAGTTGCAACTAAAAATGCTTTTTTAGCGGGAATAATAACAGTTAGTGGTGCCGCGGTGTGGACGATAGCGGGTACAGGAGCTTTAACAATTATTTAAAAAATAACAATAAAAAACAGTTTGTTTTTTACTATAAACGGAGATATAATAAATCATGGCAAGTCAAATAAAAGTAGATGAAATAGCAGGTGCAGCGGGAACTACAGTTACAATTCCTGTAGGCCAAACATTAGATGTTTTAGGAACCTTAGATATAGATGGTGGTACATTAGTATTACCTGCAAATGTTGTAATTACAGACGGTACACAAACTTTAACAAACAAAACTTTAACAGATCCTAAGATAGGAACAAAAATCTTAGATGTTAATGGATTAGAATTACTTAATTTAACAGCTACAGGTTCAGCGGTTAATGAATTAACATTAGCTAATGCCTCAACAGGAAATAATCCTGTCTTATCTGCAACAGGTGGAGACACTAACGTAGGTATTACTTTAACTCCAAAAGGTTCTGGAACAGTTACTATTGATGCTTTAACTTTCCCAGCAGCAGACGGTTCAGCAGATCAAATTTTAACAACTAATGGTTCAGGAGTATTATCTTTTGTAGATAATTCTGGTGGAACATCATGGGTAGCAGTCAAGACTTCTGGATTTACAGCAGTCGCAGGAGAAGGGTATTTTTGTGATACAACCAGTGCTGCATTTACAATGACTTTACCAGCAGGAACTTTAGGAGATGAAATATCTTTTATAGATTATGCAGGAACATTTGACACTAATGCTTTAACAGTTGCACCCAATGGAGCAGAAAAAATTCAAGGTGTTGCAGCAAGTTTAACAGTTTCAGTAGAAAGAGCAGCTAATACTTTGGTCTATACAGATGGAACTCAAGGTTGGTTGTTAAAGGCTAAATAGTCATGGCTACATATAAAGAGATCAACGGAACGGCGGTTCAAAATTACGCTGGGGATCTCCCTGGTGCAGTCGATGGTCAAGTTTGGTACAACAGTACCGCAGCAAATTTCAAATATAATTTAACAACATCTTTTACTGGTTGGACAACTGGTGGAAACTTAGGAACAGCAAGAAGAGAGTTTGGAAGTGCTGGAACACAAACAGCAGCTTTGGCTTTTGGTGGTACGGCTTCACCTGGTACAACAAATGCTACCGAAGAATATAATGGATCAGCCTGGACAGCTGGAGGAAATTTAGCAGCACCGAGAAGATATCAAGGAGGTTGTGGAACTCAAACAGCAGCTTTATCTTTTGGGGGTACAGCACCTCCAACAACATCTACAGAAGAATACAATGGTTCCGCTTGGACAGCGGGTGGAAATATGGGAACAGCAAAATATAAATTTTTAGGAGCAGCGGGTACTCAAACAGCAGGTCTAGCTTTTGGTGGATTACCTGGAGCAACAGCAGCAACTGAAGAATATGATGGTTCATCCTGGACAGCTGGTGGGAGTTTAAACACGGCAAGATCTTTTGGAACAGGTTCTGGTGAAAGTCCAACGTCAGCTTTAGCTATTGGTGGATTATTACCTGGAGCAACAGCAGCAACAGAAGAATATAATGGAACAGCTTGGACAGCAGGTGGAAACTTAGGTACAGCAAGATATGGTTTAGCGTCTGCTGGAAATCAAACAGCAGGTTTAGCTTTTGGGGGTGCACCAGGACCAGGAGGACTAGCTAATACAGAAAAATACGATGGTTCTGCTTGGACAGCTTCTTCAAATTTAAATGTAGCAAGACTTAGATTAGGTGGAGCGGGAACGCAAACTGCAGGTTTAGCTTTTGGTGGAGCTAATCCTCTTCCTACAATGTTATCAGCAACAGAAGAATTTACTTCAGGGGCATCGCCTTTCGCAGCTTGGTCAAGTGGTGGAACTATGGCAACAGCAGGAAATAATTTAGCAGGAGCTGGAACTCAAACAGCTGGTTTGGCTTTTGGTGGTGAGCCTGCACCAAGTGGTACTGCAGCCACAGAAGAATATAATGGTTCAGCTTGGACAACAGGTGGAAGTTTAGGAACAGCAAGAGATAGATTAGCAGGTGCTGGAACTCAAACGGCAGGTTTAGCTTTTGGTGGACTTAATTATCCCACTGCTTTAGCAGCCACAGAAGAATATAATGGATCCGCTTGGACAGCAGGTGGAAGTTTAGGAACAGCAAGATATCAATTAGGAAATGCTGGAACTCAAACTGCAGGTTTGGCTTTTGGTGGTAAAACACCATCAGATACTACAGCAACAGAAGAATACGATGGTTCATCTTGGACAGCTGGAGGAGCTTTAGGTACTGCAAAAAACAGATTAGGAGGATGTGGAACTCAAACAGCAGGTTTAGGATTTGGTGGTGATCCAGGTAATTCAGATACAACCGAAGAATATAATGGAACATCTTGGACAGCTGGTGGAACTATGAATTTAGGGAGGTCTCTTTTAGCAGGGGCAGGTACACAAACGGCAGGTTTAGGATTTGGTGGACCAGGTGGTAGTGGTGGTATTGCAACTGAAAAATATGATGGAACATCTTGGACAACAACATCAAGTATGAATACTGCAAGAGGTGAATTAGCAGGAGCAGGTTTACAACCCGCAGCTTTAGCTTTTGGTGGAGGACCACCTGCTGCTGGGGCAACAGAAGAATATAATGAGTTTGGACCAGAAACAGCAACTATAACAACAACTTAATTAACAAAGGAGAAAACTATGACAAAAACATATCAATACTGTGTAGCAGAAAACTGGGGAAAGGGTTTCATTGATCACAATGAATCTTCTAGAATCACGTTTGTCGGCTTACCTGGTAATGTTTGGCAAGTTCCCGCACACAACAAACACGGTAATCTTTGGATTGCTAAAGTTGCAGGATCTGTTAAAACGTTAGCGGAAGCACAATCGATTGTTGATGCAGAGGTCAATGTAGCACAAGCTACATGGGACGCTTTACCTGATGCTGAAAAAGCACCAGCAGTAGAGGGTAACACAAGACCCGCTGACATAACATTAGAGGAATAAATTTAAATGGCTGAGTACAAAGGCATAAAAGGATTTAACATACAAACTGTAAGTTCTGATCCCGCTAATCCACTTGTTGGAGAGGTGTGGTATAATAGTACTTCAGCGACTGTGAAATATTTTGGTATTCTATCAGACGCTTGGGCTACAGGTGGAAGTTTATCTACAGCAATAACTAAATTAGCAGGAGCAGGAACTCAAACAGCAGGTTTAGCTTTTGGCGGTGGATCATTCCCTTATTTAGCTGGAACAGAAGAATATAATGGATCCGCTTGGACAGCAGGTGGGAATTTAACAACTGGAAGAAATTTTTTAGTAGGTTTCGGAACACAAACTGCAGGACTTGCTGCTGGTGGAGTTTCACCTCCTTTTACAACAGCAACAGAAGAATACAATGGTAGTTCTTGGACAGCTGGAGGAGCTTTACCTTCAGCAAATTATAAATCTGCCGGTTGTGGTACACAAACAGCAGGACTTTTTTTTGGTGGTTCGGAAACACCTTATACCGGTACTTTAGAATATGATGGATCCGCATGGACAGCAGGTGGAGCTATGTCACAAAGTAGAAGAAATGCAGTAGGATTTGGTACTCAAACAGCAGGAACTGCTGTAAGTGGTAGAAATATGCCTCCAGCAATAATTATTAATAATACCGAAGAATACGATGGTTCATCTTGGACTGCTGGTGGAAGTATAAATACGGCAAAAGCTGCGGCAGCGGGTGCCGGTACTCAAACTGCAGGACTTTTTTTTGGTGGTGGATATCCTATAGTAGCTAATACAGAATCATATGATGGTTCTTCTTGGACATCTACTTCGGCTATGAATACAGCTAGAAGATATTTAGGAGGAGCTGGAACACAAGCGGCAGGTTTAGCTTTTGGTGGAACTATTCCTGGTGAAACAGATGCTACCGAAGAATATTCAGTAGGCGGACCTGCAACAGTAACAGTAACAACAGATTAAAATATTATGGCTACATACAAAGAAATTCACGGAACAAATATACAAGTGGTATCTTCGGATCCAGCTAATCCAGTACTTGGACAAATTTGGTATAATACAACATCACAAACTTTAAAGGGTCAAGAGTTTGCAGCAGCAGCTTGGGCTACAGGTTCAAATTTAAGTACGGCAAGACAAGGTTTAGCAGGAGCTGGAACACAAACAGCAGGTTTGGCTTTTGGTGGTAGAACTGCACCAGGTGGTGCAAGTGGTAATGTAGCTACCGAAGAATATAATGGTACCGCTTGGACAGGTGGAGGTAATTTACCATTAGCATTAAGACGTATTGCGGGATGTGGAACACAAACAGCAGGACTTGCTTTTGGTGGTCTTGCTCCCCTTGAAAGTCCAACTACAACAAATACTAGTAATGAATACAATGGTACTGCTTGGACTGCTGGAGGAACTTTAAATACAGCAAGATTTGGTATGGCAGGCGCTGGAACTCAAACAGCAGGTCTAGCTTTTGGTGGATTAACTCCACCTGTAACAACTGCAACAGAAGAATATAATGGTTCAGCTTGGACAGCTGGAGGAAATTTAGGAACTGGAAGAGAAACATTAGCAGGTTGTGGAACACAAACTGCAGGTCTAGCTTTTGGTGGTGAGGACCCTTCTCCATCAAATGCAACAGAAGAATACGACGGTTCTTCTTGGACAGCTGGTGGAACTTTAAATACGGCAAGACATGCCTTAGCAGGAGCTGGCATACAAACAGCAGCATTAGCTTTTGGGGGTAATGATGACCCTAGTGAAACAGCGGTAACTGAACAATATGATGGAACATCTTGGACAAATACTACATCTATGAGTACAGCAAGAGATTTATTAGCAGGAGGTGGCACACAAACATCAGCTTTAGGTTTTGGTGGAAATGAACTTTCAGAATCAGCAGCAACAGAAGAATTTACAGGTGCAGGACCTACAACCGTTACAATATCTAGTACTTAATCCTTTACTTTTTAATTAATTAATGTAAAAAGAATACAAGAAATGAATACAGAAAAAAGAAATATCCAACCGTTAATAGAAAAAGAAGAAGAGCACCTTCATAATATTTTACCTACAGAAGATGTTGAAGCATTTAAAAATATGGTAGGTGAGTTCAGAGACACTTGGACTAAAAAACAAATTTTCAGAACAGAGACAGAAGCTAGAATATCCGTACTTCAAGATATGAAATATCCAACTAAAGCTTCTAAGTATTGGCAATGTGTTAGAGAACAAAATGTATTTTTAGAAAACTTAATGACTCTATCATTTGATTATAGAAGAAACGATGTTAAGATTAAAAGACTAGAGAAAAAAATTATAGAAGAAGAAGATGATCTTAAGAAAGAACTTTGGAAAATTGATCTAGATGAAAAAAGATATGGTAAAGCTAATATGGAGCTTACAGCAAAAGATAGAATGCGAGAATTAAAAATGTGGTCTAAACTTAAGATAGAATTTAACGATGGTTCTTTTAATGATAAAGATGTTAATGAACATCAATTAGATTCTTACAATAAAATCATGCAACATAAATCTAAAACGTTAACATCTGGTTCATCACAAGCAGAAGTATTTAATGTATTAGGTCAACTACAAACTATAGAAAGAGTGAAAAGAGATGGAGAACTGGAACACAATAGAAAAGAATCAATTACTTCAGAACCAAGTTTTGGAAAAAAACCAGAGTAGAAAACTACTATTTTTAGTAGCACTACCAAGGTCGGGTAATACTTTATTTGCAAGTATTATGAATCAAAATAAAGAGATAGCTGCAACTGCTAATTCTGTGACATTAGAGATAATGAAAGATCTACATCTATTAAAAAATACAGATGTCTTTCACAATTTCCCCGATCATCAATCTTTAGATAATGTATTGGATTCTGTTTATGATAATTATTATAAACATTGGACACAACGAATAATCATTGATCGTGGTCCAGTAACGACACCCGCTAATTTTGAACTAATGAACAAACATTTTAAAAGACCTTTTAAATGTATCGTATTACTTAGAGATTTAATGGATGTACTAGCTTCATATATGCAATGGTATACAGAAAACCCAGATGCATTTCCTAATAGATATGGTTATAAAACAGATTTTGATAAATTAATAATGTTGATGAATAAAGATGGAGCTATTGCTAAAGAGTTAGATGCAATTCAAAATTCATACAATTATCCTAATATTTGTCATTATGTAAAATACGATGATATGGTTACAAATTCTGAACAGGAGTTTAGAAAAATATATCAATTTTTAGAGGAACCTTATTTTAATCACAGGTTTGATAATTTAAATCAAGTAGAAATAAATGGTTTATCTTATGATGATAAAGTTGTTGGTAGTAATATGCATAAACTATTTGATGGACCAGTTAGAAAAGTATATAACCCTTATATTGAAAAAATACCAGAAAGCATAAGAGAAAAATATGGACACATTAAATTTTAAAGCAGTATTTTTAGGTCAGTCCGTTTTAAAGTATGAAATGCCTTTAGATATTTTTCATTCTATTAATCATATTTATGAAACTAACTTTAGTAATTTAGCACAGGCTAACAAACAACTTGTAGGTAAAATTGAAAAAGAACATTCTATTTTTTATGATGGAAATGATGAATCAAAAATGAAAAGACATAACTTAATTCCTAAAAATGTAAATCAATGGTTTATGGATACTTATCATCATTACTTAGATTGGAATAAAATACGTGGATATAAAACTCATTTAAATTCTGTTTGGATAAATGAGATGAAACAACATGAATACAATCCAATACATGTTCACCAAGGTAGTTTATTTACAGGACTATCTTCTGTGATGATTTTAAAATTACCTACACATTATGGTGTTGAATATTCAGCAGCAGACAAACCACAAAATGGAAAATTACAATTATTAGGTTCTTCATCAGGCCAGTTTGCAAAAATAGATTATCAACCTGATTTAAAAGAAAGAGATTTTTATGTATTCCCTTACGATATGAGACATACAGTTTATCCATTTAATTCAACTAATGAAGTTAGACGTACTCTTGCAGCTAATTGTGATGTAGACTATAACCCTATAAACAACAGAGGGGCAGAATGATACACACAGAACCTAATTGGAAAAGTTATATGGTTGAGACAACCGAACCTATATTTACTCCTGAGCAATGTGACATTATTAGTAAACTAGGGAGAGCCATGCCACCACAGAATGCACAAGTAGGTGGGGGTAGTGGAGGTAAACAGGATACTAAGACTAGAATATCTCACATTAGTTGGATTCCATTTGATCAACCTAATTCAATTCCAATGTATAAAAAATTAGAAGACATAATGCACAAAACTAATAGAAGACATTTTGGATTTGAAAATATGGCTCTGAATGAACAAGCACAGTACACTGAATATCCTGAAGGTGGATTTTATGATTGGCATATGGATATGGATTTAGTTATGAAAACAGAGCCTCCCATTAGAAAAATATCTATGACCCTTGTACTATCACACGAGTCTGAATTTGAAGGGGGTGGCTTAGAATTGGGAAAACCTAATAATATTATAAAACCTAAACAAGGACACGCTGTATTCTTTGCAAGTTTTATTAATCATAGAGTAGTGCCTATTACAAAGGGACTTAGAAAATCTTTAGTAATGTGGTTTGGAGGAGAGCCTTTCAAATGATACATAGAGAACTTTTTTTTGCAACACCTGTTTACGTTAAAGATATAGCTAACTCTGAATACAATAAATATTTAGAAGATAAGATTGTAGCTTGGTCACAAAATAATCCAGGTCTTAAAAAAACAAATATGAATGGCTGGCATTCACCAACAGATATGCATTTAAAACCAGAATATAAACATTTAATAGAAGAGTTACATATTGCACAACAAGAAATATACAAAGATGAATGTTTAGGTAGTGAACCTTTCTTAGGTAATATGTGGGCTAACATAAATTATAAAGATGGATTTAACAGACCTCACATACATCCCAACTCTTTATGGTCGGGAGTTTACTATGTAAAAACTCCTAAAAAATGTGGACACTTAAAAATAGAAGATACAAGAACAATGTCTTTAATGTCTAGACCTACGAAAACTAATAAAGAAGAACCAAAGCATTTATGGAAAGAAGTACATTTTGAACCTATTGCAGGACGTTTAATTATGTTTCCGTCTTGGGTTAATCATTGTGTTGACCCTAATGAATCAGATGATATAAGAATATCGGTGTCATTTAATTTTTTACAGAAAGGACTAATGGTATAATGTTTAATGGATATCAAGTAATCAAGAACGCTTTATCTTATGATATGGCTAATTTTATATTTAACTACTTCTTACTTAAAAGAGATGCTGTTGAATTTATGTATAAAAATAACATACATTCGCAGTCCCCTATTTTAGGTACGTGGACAGATAAACAGATACCCAATACTTTTTCTTGTTATGGTGATTTTGTAATGGATACTTTACTAGTTAAAATGTTGCCTGTTATGAAACAACACACAGAATTAGATTTAATTCCAACGTATTCTTATGCTAGAGCTTATAAAAAAGGAGACACGCTTCATAGACATAAAGATAGACCTTCTTGTGAGATATCTTGTACTCTTAATTTAGGAGGGGATCCTTGGCCAATATTCATCGATGGCACAGGAGCAAACAATGTTATTAATGAGCGTAAAAATTTAGTTAAACCTGGTGCACCAATTGGTACTAAAGTCTTGCTTGAAGTAGGAGATATGTTAGTATATAGTGGCTGTGTACTTGAACATTGGCGAGAGCCTTTTGACGGGAACATATGCGGTCAAGTATTTCTACATTATAATCATGTAAATGGCCCATTTGCTGAGAAAAACAAATTTGATGGAAGAGCTATGTTAGGCCTACCATCAGGTATTAAAATTTAAAATTTAAAAAATTATATTCTATGTTAGGATTTGGATCATTTGCAGAATTACCATGGGCTTCCTCGTCTGAATCAGACGGAGCAGTAACAATTAATGTTGTAGGTAATTCATTAAATATCACTATAGGTAGTATAGGAATTATAGCGACTGCTATAATTGAAGATCCAGACCCAAGTCAAATAGTTCTAGGAACAGGTACTTTATCTCTTACAGGGGACGCTAATTTTACTGTTACAGGTAATGCTACAGCATTAGGTATAGGTAATTTTGTAGTTACAGCAGCAGCAACAGCCAATGTAACCGGAAATACATTGACGTTGGCTACAGGAAATGTTACAGTAACAGGTACTGCGTTAATAAATCCAGACGGATCTCCTTTATCTTTAGGTACAGTAGAACCGGGAATTATTACATGGAACGATATAATACCAGGAGCAACAATGGTTTGGACACCAATTAAACCTTATTAAAAAATTATGGCATCATCCTACTCATCCGATCTATCATTAGAACTTATCACAACCGGCGAAAAAGCAGGTTTGTGGGGAACAATTACTAATACTAATTTACAAATTTTACAACAAGCAGCATCCGGTTATGTTGCAGTACCTATGACAAGTGGTTCAGATGTTACTTTAAGTTTAGCGGATGGATCAGATACTGCTAACGGTAAAAATCTATATTTAAAATTAACAGGTACTATGACAGCAAGTATTAGTTTAATTATACCAGCTGCTACAACAGGTGGTACAGCAACAAGAACTTATATTATTGAAGATACAACAGACAGAACAACTGCCAATAATTATACTATAAATATTAAAACAGCAGGATCATCTAATCCCATACCTTTACCAGAAGGTGCAAATATAATTGTCAGATCTGATGGAACAGATACCGTTCTTGCTTTTATTAAACCAGGAATTAAAAATATTACCGCTGCAACTATAACAAATTATACTGCAGTTAATGGAGATCAAGTTGTAGTAGATACACAAGCAAATGCAGTTACTATTACTTTACCTATTACTCCTAATGTGACTGATGAAGTAACAATTATGGATGGTTCAGCTACAAATGGTTTCGCAACTAATAATGTAACTGTTGATAGAAATGGTTCTAATATAAACGGCGCAGC